TGTCAATTCTCAGCAAACGCCTAGTATAATAGAATAGCAATCTAATAAATTTATGGAAGCGATTGAACTGCTTAAGAACAAATTTGGTGTTCAACAAAAATATCTTTATGAATTAAAAGATGGGGATGAAACGATTTTAGAAATATATTGGCATCCTTTAACTCTTGCCGAAAGAGAATCAATTATTGGTCAATCAAAAAATGGATTGGATTCTAGTAATGATGAATTTGCTTTAAATCTTCTTATAACTAAAGCCTTAGATAAAGATGGCAAAAGATTATTTCAAGATGGTAATAAAGCCTCATTAAGAAGAGAGGTAAATGCAACTACGTTACAAGACATTCAACTTGCAATGTTAAATTCTGGCAATGAATATAAATTGGAGGAAGCGAAGGCAAATTTAAAAAGATAGAAACGATTGGTTTTTTTTGTTTTTTTTAGCTTCAGAGTTAAAAATGACTATTAAAGAATTAACTGCTAAGTTAACTCAAGAAGAATTAATCAACTGGATAGCTTACTATGAAGTAAAAAGAGATTACGAAGATAAAGCAATACAAAATGCAAAAGATAAATCACGAGCAAGAAAACTATAAAAGCGGTACACTAAAATAAAGTTTTGTATTTGTTTTGGCTAATTACGGAGTAAATATAAATTTTAAAGTTATTGGTCAATCCAAGTTAGATATTGCTTTAAAGAAACTAAAATTAATAAATAAAGAATCTGACGTATTTAATAATAAAGGTATAAAAATTAGTAAAGCTAATTTAAAAATTATTCAACAAGAATTAGCTGTTAAGAATAAAATTTTAAGAGCAGATCAAAAGATCTTAACTGTTAGAAATAGGCAGATACAATCGAATAGGCAAAATGCTGCCACACAAGCAATACCAAGAACAGGTAGAGGAGGTAGAGGGAGCAGAGCAGGAGGTGGTGGTAGTGGTGGTGCTTTATCTAGTGCATTAATTAGTGGTGCATTTCCTTTGTTATTTGGACAAGGCCCATTTGCTGCTCTTGGCGGTTTTACTGGTGGCCTTGTAGGAGATAAGCTAGGCGGTAAAATGGGAGGCTTTGCAGGAGGTTTAGTTGGTACAACGATTGCTACAGGAATACAAAGTTTTACCTCAAGTATAAGTCAACTAGGTCAAGCAATAAATAGCGTAAATAAAGACACAACACCACTTATTCAAGCCCTTGGATTAACTGGAACAGCATTTGAAAAACAAATAAAAACTATCGAATCTTTAGGAGATAAAGAAGCTGCTTTTGATTTAGTCAGACAAAAAATGACAGAACAGGTGGGTTCTAAAGGAGTTCAGGCTTTAAGTAATTTCGGAGATCAAACTAAAGAACTTTCTGATGGTTTTAGTGTATTTATGTTAAATATGCGAGTTGGTATGGCAAACCTTATAGAACAATCAGGAGTTTTACGAAGCCTAGCTAGATCAGTAGAAACTGGAGTAGGAATGGAACGAGCCAGAGGTATGGCTGCAACCGATCCAGAAATTGCAAAGTTAGTTACACAGTTTGAAAATGTAGGAAAAAGAGGATTAGGTGGAAGTTTCTTGCAAGCATTTAAAGATCCACAGGCAGATAAACGAGAAAAAGATAGGATACTAGACGAAATAACAGCTTTAGTTAAAAAGAAAGAAACCGACAAAGAAATAAAATCTTTAAATGAAGCAATTAACAAAGCTGCTCAGAAAAAATTAACAACAGATATTAGATTACTTGAAAATAGTAGAGAGAGGGGTCATTTATCTGAGTTAGAGTTTAGTATTGAAGAAAAATTACAAGATTTAAAAGACAAAGGTATTCAAGTCGATCAAGTAGATTTTGCAAATAAAATGCGTAAATTAGATGCCTTAGAAAAAGAAAGACAACTAGCTTTAGAAACAGCAGCAGCATTTGAAAAAATGTCTCAGACAATAGCAACTGATATATCACAAGGAATACAGGGAATGATTCGTGGAACGTCAACACTTAATGATCTTCTTAATAATGTATTAAATAAACTAATAGATGCTGCTTTCAATATGGCTATGTTTGGAAATATGCAAGGCTCTTTAGGTGGTGGTGGTTTACTTGGTTCAATATTCGGTGGACTCGGAGGTTTATTTGGTGGGGGAGTAGATCCTACATTTGGAACAGGCATACCAAGCGGTGCGAATTTATTACCAGGATCTTTTGGTATATCTAGTATTACAAGAGCAGCAGGAGGGCCAGTAAAAGGAGGGAATGGTTATCTCGTAGGAGAACGTGGCCCAGAAATGTTTACACCTGGTGTATCTGGAATGATTACACCAAACCATGCACTTGGAGGATCAACAAATGTAGTAGTAAACGTAGATGCTTCTGGTTCTTCTGTTGAAGGAGATGAAGACGAAGGAAGGCAGTTAGGCTTAGTATTGTCAGCAGCGATAGAATCAGAATTAATTAAACAGAAAAGACCTGGAGGTTTACTTGCATAATGGCTACTTTTCCATCAATCACACCAACATACGGACAGCAGAAAAGATCCGCACCATTAACTAGAACAGTTCGTTTTGCTGATGGATACGAACACAGAATATTATTTGGACTCGCTGCACATCAAAATCCAAAAGTTTTCAACTTTACATTTAACGTATCAGAAACAGATGCAGACACAATAGAAGGATTTCTTGATAGTCGTGCAAATGATAGTGCCAGCTTTACTTTTACTCCACCAGGAGAAGGGTTTACAAACAGGTACTACAGTAACAATTACCATTTCAAGTCATGGTGTAGCTGTAGGAGATGAACTTACTATTGATTACACCTCTGGATCGGCAACTGATGGTACATTTCTTGTTGCTTCGGTTACTGACTCCAACGTATTTACTGTTACGGCTGCTGCCAGTGCTACTAACAGTGGAAATGTTTCTATTACTTTATCTGGTGCAAGTCAATATGTTTGCGAAAGTTGGACAAAATCTATACCATATAACAATAGAGCTACAGTACAAGCAACATTTAGAGAGGTATTTGAACCATGAGTAGTTCTGCTATTATCAGCAATCTTCAGAACATAAACCCATCATCGGTAATAGAATTATTTACACTTGCATTAGACAACAGCTTACATGGAGCTACCACAGTTTATAGATTTCATGCTGGTTCATCTTTGAAAGATAATGGAGAAGTAGTATGGGCAGGGAACACATACCAAAGATTTCCAGTACAAGCTGAAGGTTTTGCATTTACAAAAGGACAGTTACCTCGCCCAACTCTCACAGTAAGTAATGCACTCGGAACAATAACAGCAATATTAGCAGCAGTAAACGCTACCACTACTGGTAATGATCTAACAGGTGCAACTGTTACTCGCATAAGAACTCTTGCAAGATTTATGGATGCTGTAAATTTTCCTGGAGACATAAATCCTTACGGCACACCAGATAACACAGCAGAGTTTCCACAAGAAATATACAAAATTGATAGAAAATCAGCAGAAAATAGAGAAGTAGTGCAGTTTGAACTAGCTGCTGTATTTGATCTTGCTGGTATTCGTGCTCCACAAAGACAATGTACGAGAGCCGAATTTCCTTCTATTGGTACTATTGCAACATGAATTGGCAAGAATCTGCACTTAATCACGCTGAAACAGAAGATCCAAAAGAATCTGTTGGTCTTTTGTTAAATATAAAAGGCAAGGAAAGATATTATCCCTGTCGTAATCTTTCTATGACAGCACATCAATGCTTTATTCTCGATCCAGAAGATTATGTAAAGGCTACTAATCTAGGAGAAGTTACTGCTGTTGTTCACAGTCATCCGACAACCCCTCCAGAACCTAGTCAGGCAGATAAAGTTAGTTGTGAACAAAGTGGTTTACCCTGGCATATAGTCAATCCAAAAACAAAACAATGGAGCTACTACGAACCACAGGGTTATGAAGCACCTTTATTGGGTCGTCAATGGGTATGGGGAGTAACAGATTGTTGGTCTTTGGTTCGTGACTACTACAAACAAG